CCACGGTGAAGAAAATTAAAATTCACCCAAATGCAAAGCACAAAAGCGGAATGCGCAAAACAATGTTTGCAAATCTGCCTTGGTACGTAACCGGGGCTTGCGCCATTAAACCCAATGATTATGATATTGCATCTTGTATAGATGGTGCAAAACACAGAGTTGGTGGTGTGACCCCTCAGATTAACAGCAAAACTTTAACTCAATTTAAGTACTTTTGCTATAGATGGTTTCGTGATAATTTGAAACCACTTGATGCTGCGACAGACGTTAGTGTGGAGACTTGGTTAAATGAGTCACCATATCCGTTAGCTAGACGCGAAGAGTTACTTAATGAATTTAAGAAAAATACTGAAGAATTGAATGTTGTTAAACAACCCAATTTCTCAAAATTGGAATCATTCATAAAAGACGAGTTTTATATGGAGCCTAAAACATTTAGGACCATCAATTCTCGTATAGAGTTCTTCAAGTGTTTAGTCGGACCTATAATTCATGCAGTTGAGAAAGAAGTTTTTAAACTCCCGTATTTCATTAAGAAAATACCGGTTGCTGAGCGATCCCAATACATATTAGACCATATTTTTGTCCCAGGTAATTACATATTTGGTAGTGATGCCAATAACTGGGAAGGATCGATGACCAAGAAGATAATGAATGCCTGTGAGGTGCCCATGTTTAGATACATGACGATGAATTTACCCACACATTCCGCATTTATGACAATGTACCAGCACTTATTAATGAACAACCAATTGTGTTTTTCAGGTTTCTTTTGTGAGATATTCTCCAGAAGGATGTCAGGAGAGATGTCAACCAGTGTAGGTAATGGAATCACCAACCTTTTGATGATTCTATTCACAGCTAGCAAACAGCGAATAACAGTGTTAGTTGTGGTTGAAGGCGATGATGCTTTAATATCTTGCCCCAAACAATTACTTTCGAAATGGTTCACTAAGCTTGGATTCAATTATGTCCTTACTCAATTTGATGACATAAATGAATCAAGTTTTTGCGGCCTCATTTTCTCTGACCTTAAACACACTATAAGAGATCCAATTAAAGCTATGCTAAAATTGGGCTGGTGTACCCAGCAATATTTAAACGCCTCGTTCAAAGTGCGAATGCAATTACTTCGTGCAAAAGCATTATCTCTCAAATGTGAGATGCCAGATTGCCCCATCTTGGGCCCTTTGGCCGATCGTCTTATTTACTTAACCCGTAACGTTGGAGTTCGTAAGAGTATACAACGAATGGCTCTGTCGCTTAGTTTATGGAAACGTAATGAATTTTTGGATATAATATCAAATTTTCAACCTTTATGGAAACGTATTTCCGATGTTCAAGCTTCATCCAGAGTACTTATGGAAAAGATTTTTAAGATTGATATAGCTTCCCAGCTACACATTGAGCAATGTATATCGACAATGAATCTCGGAGGGTTCAGCAACGATTGCCTTGACTTCTTTATACCGCGGGATAACAAAACTTACTGGGACTATTACGTCCGTGACACTCCATCACCTTTGTTAAACGATGTGATGCCTGTTGTCCGTTTATGTTATTACCAGACCTATCTACCCGGGAATCACCCTAGTGACCATCGCTTTGGTGTACCTCCTTATGCCGTTGGAATCGGCACCTAAACGCACGACTTCGGTCAGTCTACGGACGTTAAAGTGGTAAGACACGTTAAAATTCAGCGAAAGCCGGTTTGTATTAAAGGGACTCCCACTGTTATAACTGG